AATTGCAGGCCAAAATGGATACACATTTAGCATTTATAAAACGAAGTCTATACTTCATGGATTGAGCCAAGTACGTGATCGTACATTCTATTTCTTTTGGCAAGGTGATAAGATCCCTAAGCTTGGTTATGTAGAAAGAGCTCATGAGAAGATTGAGGATACTATTCGCAATGTTGAATTGCGTGAAGATGATCCAATGAATGTTCTTACTAATAAGAAGATTCCAAGTGAGAATCCATTCTATAGATATGTCCTTGAAGAAATCGAAGGTGGTATTACACATTCAGAGTTTCAAGATAGGATTGTAAAGAGTACTAATCCACTTGATGAAATCGAAAAAGCTGGTATTAAGTACAATAAAGTTGGTGAGTGGATGAAAGAGAAAGGATACGAAAACGAAGCAGGTAAGTGCACTCGTATGTATCTGAAACTAAAGAGTGGTGGTAACATTATGCGAAAGACTACTGAGATTCCAAAGGATTATATTGGAGCTTTTGTAGGTCATATGCCATCTTCACTTACTCACCCAGATGAAGATCGTTATCTGACTATTCGTGAATGCCTTGCAATTATGAAACTACCAGGTGACTTTATGCTACAAGGTGGACTAAAGAATCTGAATATGATTTGTCAGAACGTTCCAGTAACTACAGCACAAGATATGGCTGAGCAAGTGCAGTCATTTGTAGCAGGCAGACTTGATAATCAAATGCTAGATACTAAGTTTGCCATTCAGTGTAACAAAACTAAATCAATAAATTATGAAAAAAGTCCTGTACAATTGGACCAATTTATGATATAATATACTATATTAATGAAAAGAGGATGAACTATATGTCGATTATGGACAAACTAAAAAAGAATTCCAAGATCAAAGAAACAAATGTTCTTGCTGATTCTATCTACTTTAAAGACAAAGCGCAAGTAGCAACTGATGTACCTATGATTAATGTAGCACTATCAGGTGATATGGATGGCGGGTTATCATCTGGTCTTACAGTACTTGCCGGCCCGTCAAAACACTTTAAGACATCATTTGCTTTGGTTATGGCTTCAGCTTATCTTAAGAAACATAAGGATGCGATTATGCTATTCTATGATTCTGAGTTTGGCTCACCACAGTCTTACTTTGAAGCTTTTGGTATTGATACATCTAGGGTATTGCATACTCCTATTACAGATGTAGAGAAACTCAAGTTTGATATTATTGGTCAGCTTGAAAACATCGAACGTAATGATAAGGTTATTATTGTTATTGATTCAATTGGTAACTTGGCATCTAAAAAAGAACTTGAAGATGCAATCAATGAGAAATCAGTTACGGATATGTCAAGGGCTAAAGCTCTTAAAGGTCTATTCCGTATGGTAACACCTTATCTTACTATGAGGGATGTTCCTCTCTTGGCAGTGAACCACACTTACATGAGCTTGGAAATGTTCTCTAAAGCTACTGTTTCTGGTGGTACTGGTATCTATTACAGTGCGGATAACATTTGGATTATTGGAAGACAGCAAGATAAACAAGGCACTGAAATTAAAGGATATCATTTCATTGTTAACATCGAGAAATCGCGTTTTGTTCGCGAAAAGTCTAAAGTCCCTATCTCAGTTTCTTGGGAAGGTGGGATCGAGCGTTGGAGTGGTCTGCTTGATGTTGGCCTTGCCGGTAATTATGTTGCTAAGCCTTCTAATGGTTGGTACTGCCGTGTTGATCGTAGCACTGGCGAGCTTGTGGATCCCAAGTTCAGAGAAAAAGATACTCTAACCGAAGAGTTCTGGAAACCTATTCTTGAAGATACTGACTTTAAAGAATATATAAAGTCTAAGTACCAAATTGGTTTAATCCCTATGGATGATACTGAACTAGATATTGAAGAGGTACCTGCATGACCGTAACGGTTGATGATTATACTTTTGCCGAAGCAGATCAAGATGACCAGTGGGCTGTTCGTCTTCGATCTGGTTGGCCAGGTGTAACATATATCTATGGAAAGATACAAGTCAAAGAGCATGCCGACGGTACTGCATCAATTGACTTTAAGTATAAAATAGTAGATGCTGGTGAGTTCGAAGCTGATGACCTTGAGCAGTCTGATGAATTTCGAAATTACTTGGGCGAAGTACTCCAGCATATAATTGAAGACGCATTTGATAATGGGAAAGCACAAATAAATGATCGAAGCAAACATACAACAAACGATAATTCGGAATCTTCTATCCAATGAAGAGTATCTCCGAAAAGTAATACCATTTCTAAAGAAAGAATACTTTGAAGCTGAATACAAAAATGTATTCAATGAGATCGTGTCTTTCGTTAGTAAGTATAACAAACTTCCTACTAAGGAAACTCTTACACTTGATATGACTAACAATGGATCCTTTGATCCTGCGGCAGAACTTGTTGATCTTGTGTTTACACCTGAAAAGGTAAATGATGATTGGCTAATTGATAACACTGAAAAGTGGTGTCAGGATAGAGCTATCTATCTAGCCATTATGGAATCCATCAACATTATTGATGGTAAACATCAGAGTCTGACGAAACAAGCGTTACCTGAAATATTGTCTGATGCATTGGGCGTATGCTTCGATACCAATGTAGGTCATGACTATATTGATAACTCAGATGAACGTTTTGAATTCTACCATACTGTAGAAGATCGTCTACCGTTTGACTTGGAGAATTTTAATGCCATTACAAAAGGTGGTCTCCCAAACAAAACTCTGAATGTTGCACTGGCCGGTACCGGTGTGGGTAAGTCTCTCTTTATGTGTCATGTTGGAGCTGGTGCTCTAATGCAAGGTAAGAACGTTCTCTATATTACTATGGAAATGTCTGAAGAACGTATTGCTGAGCGTATTGATGCTAACTTATTCAATTTGCCCATTGATCAGTTAGAGAAACTAAACAAACAAATGTTTGACAATAAGATTGCTAAGATTGCTCAAAAGAATATTGGTAAGCTTATTGTAAAAGAATATCCCACCGGTGCCGCTCATACTGGTCACTTCCGTGCTTTATTAAATGAACTTAAACTAAAGAAAGACTTTATTCCAGATATTATCTTTATTGATTATTTGAATATCTGTTCTTCATCTCGTATGAAAGGTCTTGGTGGATCTATCAATACCTATTCTTATATCAAATCTATTGCTGAAGAAATGCGTGGTCTGGCTGTAGAGTTCAATGTACCTATTATGACTGCTACTCAAACTACTCGTTCTGGTTTCTCTAATACCGATGTTGGATTGGAAGATACTTCTGAATCATTTGGTTTGCCAGCCACAGCCGATCTTATGTTTGCTTTGGTATCTACCGAAGAACTTGATAAGCTAGGTCAAATCATGGTCAAACAGCTCAAGAATCGTTACAATGATCCAACATACAAGAAAAGGTTTGTGGTTGGTGTTGATCGTGCTAAGATGAGATTATATGATGTAGAAGAATCTGCTCAAACTCTGACTGATGATATCCCAGTATTTGACAATTCTGATTCGGGTAAATCAATCAAAACTGAGCGAAAAGACTACTCTGACTTCAAGGTTTAGTAAAAAAAATTAAATTATTTTATAAGTGATTGTAATCGCAACAGGATTACTTTCACTTTTTCCTTTACAATTGTTGAAAAGTATGATATAATATACTTACAAAATGGAAAAAGGAAGGAAATAATATGATTAAAGTTTACCAAATTAAAGACCAAAAAGCTATCTATCCAGATGTATCATTTACGTATGGTATGAGTAAGTTTCAGCCTAAAGATCACTTTGACAAATATGTCCACGTTGCTGATCTAGATGTTGAAACTCTTGATGAGGCATTTGAGGTTGGCAATATTGGTCCTGATGAAAAGATCACCCGCCATAACAAAATGAGTTCAGTATCAGTCGGAGACCTTTTAGTTGATGACCAAGCTGATACGTATGTTGTAGCTAGTTTTGGCTTTGATAAAATTGAATGTGACTTTGGATATGCAGAGGTAGGATAATGGAACAAGCTCTTAAAGACTATATTATGAAACAACGTCAGGAAGCTGAGGAATTCTCTAAGCAGCCTGGATGTTGGATGGGATCTATGCCACACCCTGACGATACTGAGTATTGGACTCAGCGTTGTCCATCTGGTACTCTTAAAGAGTTTAATCGTATTGAGCTGGAAGAGTCAGCTTACTACGCTAATGCTGATGCATACAGCAAATCATATGCAAGATCTTTAGATTTTTCTAAAATGACCGATAAGGAACTTGAAGAAGAAATTGATATGGCTTGTGCCTCTATGGAAAACGAGCGCAAGTTTGAAGTTGAAATGGAAAAGCAAGCTCAAGAAGAAGAGGCTAAATTAGCAGCATCTCTTGGGATTGATATTCCTACACTACAACGCTGGATTAAGGAGGCAGCATAATGGTAGATGCACAATGGCAAAGACGTGTTGAAAACGTTATTGCGCTTATCAGTTCACTTGATAAGAAACAAAAGTGGGCTAAGAAGTATTGGACTTTAGTATTACATCAACTAAAAGAAAAAGGAAAACACATACATGACTAATCTTGTTGAAGTAACTGGTGGTAATAAATTTCAAAGAGATATTGCGCATAAGACAATAGCTTTTATGATTAAGAAACTAATGCCTCGTATGAAAACTCTTGATATTGAGTTGAACATATGTGATATTAAATCTGATGCTGTTGGTTACGCAATGATGACTGATAACAATAGAACATTTGAACTTGAAATTGATAAGAAAATTAATTTACAAAATTTAGTTACTACTATTTGCCATGAGATGATCCATGTTAAACAGTATGCACGCAATGAGATTAATGGTGTTGATCTATGCTGGAAAGGTAGAAACATTCCAAAAGATACTGACTATTGGAACTTACCTTGGGAAAAAGAAGCATATCGTTTACAAAAGAGGTATGCTGATGAAATTTGGGAGTCTGATTTATTATAAATATAGTGGATAACACAATAATAGGAATGATATGCAATGCTCAGTTTCAAGAGGTTTTTAATGGAAGGTTATGTCCCACTTTCAGCAGATCAACTTTTAAAGCCTGGACGAGAAGGAAGGGCAACTACTTTAATTAAAAAAATTCAAGATGGCGATCCATTTCTATTGTACAAGGATAATGCTAAAACAGTCGTTCTTAAAAAAGGCGACTCATTGAATATGTATAAAAAAGCACTTGATGCAGGCGATAAGAAAACTATGAATGCCATAGGGTTTCCAGCCTCTGATGGTAACGAATATACGCTTAAAGATCTAGCTAAATCACCCGAGTTTGGTGGTAAAGGTTCTGGTTCTGGTACAAAGGGCGAAGATGCCGCTTTAAGTGACCTTAAAGATAAGTACATGAAAATCTTAGAAAAAGAATCTGTACCTTTCATCTATGTTAAAATTGGTAAAAGAACTGAAAAGGTTGGAGGTCTTGAATCTACACCTGGTGTTCCTAAATCTGATTTTCATATGTTGGATCCAGAAAAGAATGAAGTCTTTTGGATCTCTCATAAGCTAGGTAGTAAAGCAAATGACTTTCAGCAGTATGGTGGAATGCCAGAGCTTAAATTTGCTAACTCAAAAGATATGCTTAAGTTTGTAG